ACTTACTCTGGTGGTGTTGCTCCTGCTAATACTTACGATGCAAACTATGCATCTGGTAATAATCAAGATATTAACAACTGTGCAAACGTTAAGTCCTATATTGATACGCTGAAAGCGATTGCTACGACTGCAATGACAGCAGGTAACTTAACTAACGTTAATAACCTTGCATCCATCACAGATGGTACATTCCAAGATGGAGAAACAATTAGGACAACTAAATTTGCATATAAGAATAGAAGTCGTGGATTATTCGCTCTTGGAGATACAATCAAGGGTATTACATCTGGTGCTGTATTTGAAGCAATCGGTGCTAATGCAGGTTTAAAATGGATATTTGCTTCTAATGTTACTGGCACATTCCAAGATGAAGAATGGATAACCAATTCTACTTTAACTGCAACAAATTGCACCCAAAGTGTAATTGTTAAGAAAGCAGAATTAGTAGGAGATAAATCTGTCTACAAACCTTCAAATGGACTTCTAACACAAACAGCAAGTGAAGATTTTGCTTTTGGAACTGGAGATTTCACAATCCAATCATGGATACGTCCTGCTGCTAATGTTGGCACACAATACCTATTTGACTTCAGAAGATTATCTGCTGCTCAAGGTTTAAACATTAGAATGGATGGTCAAGGTCTTAAGGTCTATAATGGCACAACCTTGATGGTAAGTGGTAGTGGTGATTTTGCAACAACTGGTACTTGGTATCACATCGCTATTGTAAGAAATTCTGGTGTTACTCAGGCATATGTTAATGGTGCTCAAATAGGGTCTAACTACGTTGACACTAACGATTATCTTTACAATGCTCCTCATATTGGGTCTGACTTTAACCAGTCATCTCATTGGACTGGACATATTGATAATCTTTGCATTAAGAAGGGTGTTTGTGATTTCATTACTGGATTTACTCCTCCTACTCAAGTTGACTTTGCTGAAGATAATATTGTATTAGGTATCGATGGTGAAGGTCCATTCATTGCTTCTACTACTGAAGTATGGGCAACATACACTGGACAGAGAACATCATCTACAACTGCTAAGAGAGTTGATTATGATGGTTTAGCACTTATTGCTTCTGATATTGATACTGGTAGAAAAGAATTAAGAGATTGTGCTGAAATAATCGACCTTAACGGTGCATGGATTGCTGAGGAAGCAGTTGGTCGAATGAAGGCAGCATTCGTTGATTTCACCATTAGAGGTGACGATCCAGGAAATAATAGTTACGGTGGTACTAACCTTTGTATTAGGGATACTAAAGATTATATTCTTGGTGCTCTAATTAAAGACTTACAAGAAGGTGGAGATTTCCATACAATCTATACTGCAAGGACATACCTTACTACAAGTGGTAAATTAGACCATATCACAGATGAGATTCTACAATCTCTCTATACATGGAATGAGGTATTTAAACTTTGTGAGACTGTTATTACAACAACATCTACTGACCTATCAGGTGAATATAGCACAAGATTGAGAATACCTAATAACTTCTCATCTCCTGCATCTTCTACTGTTACTGATGAGATTAAACTATTAGGTGATAATTTACTTAAAGTTGTTGCTCCTAATGACCAGAGATTCAGAGAAGGTGGATTCCAACTTTGGAAGAATAGAGATTATATTGCAGAAGAAGTAGCAGGATATATTCAAAACAAATATCAACAGGAGATTAATGAAGTAACATATGACTTCCTTGAAATGCCTGGATATGGTCAACCCTACTGTGAACGTGATATCAAACAATTTATTCTTCCTGCTGTGATGGCTGATTTGGTCACAGGTGGTACATATCAGACTGAAGCAGTTATTGACAAGTATCTTGATAGTCAGAATAAGGTAATACATGTTGATGAAGAATTAAACCCAATGCTTGATGCATTTGAGTATTGTAAGATGCTCTGCATGAAGGCAGTTAATAACTTACTATTATCAAGTGGTGAAGCAGCTGCTGAGTTGGGTGTCCCAACATGGGTACAAGAAGAGTATTATGCACCTCAGTGGACTGCTAGAGCAGCATATAGAGATGATACTATTGTCCTTGATACAGAAGGATATCCTCAGGCAGGAACTAGACAAAACAATGACAGATATCTTGATGCTGCTGACCTAATCTGGAAGAATAGACACGTCATCGCTAAAGAGTGTGTTAGCACTATGAATGACTTGTCCAAGTATGAGAATCTAAACATTCCTGGTGGACATGTTAACTGTGAAGATGATGTTTTAGATATGATTGAAGCAATGGTACATGACCTTCGCTTTGATTGTAACGAGAAGACATATGATGCTGCTGCATTATACATTGAGACTGAAAATAACTCACTTAAGCATATTGAGGGTGAGTGGGAAGCATCTATAACTGTAGTTAAGATTCTAAGAGATATTACTTCTCTAATAATGCGTAATGCATTTGGTAGAGATTATGAAGAAGGTGGATCCCCTGATCAGAAACCAGTTGAATCTTATGAGCAAAATCCAAGAATTGACCTTTATAAGAATTGTGGTGATGCGATTGATGGAAACATCAGATATATCGCAGAGCAAGCAGTTGCAGCTGGATTAGTCCAATTCCCTAACCTTAATATTCCTGGTGGTCCTATTAACTGTGTCCATGACGTTACTGATATTCTTAGAGCATTAGTATTCAACATCAAGTATGGTGGTAATAACTGGTTACAATATTCTACTGAATTCTATGCAACATATTCTGGTAATTTAGACCATGTTACTAATGCACCTACTGAAACTAATTGGATAATGAATAAAGCACGTGATTTTGCAATCCGTGCAATGAAGGGTCAGATTATTACTAATGAAGCAGGACATGTAGTAGACCAAAGATTCTACGATGCAGTGCCAAGACCTACTACAACTATGGTCACAACCAGTGTATTAACTGGTGCACCTGTTACTGACAATTATAATAATCTTGTAACAAGATCATTCAAGTTTGGTGAAGATAAGATTTCTACAACTGATACTGGCACAGGTATCATACCTGATGAAGATGCTGTATTCAGTGTTGTAACTAAACTACCTTCTAGTCCAATAGATTGCTGTCTATTTGAAGCAGGTGGTGGTACATCTGGTGTATGGTTTGGTATCAGAGATGGTGGTACATGGTTGAGATTAAGAGCTGGTAATGGTACTAACTCATATACATCTGGAGCATCATATACTGCTGATACTGGTCTTGCAATGCTCGACCTACAGATTAGTAACCTAACACAATACTTTGATGATGGTGACCATGAATTAGTATGGCAGATTGTTATTGGTGGTAACCAAACAACTGGTGCAGGTAGTGTTACTCTTTGGATTGATGGTCAACAGATTGGACAAGCAACAACACCTGGTGGTGGTTGGACAGGTTTAACTGGAGCATCTGGATTATTTGCTAATACTCAGTGGGCAGGATTCGGTGTTTCTAATGGATCTTTGGTAGCAGGAGAAGCAGCAACTATTAACACATTTACAGTTAATGTTGGACCTGCTCCTACTATTGCATATGATATAACTGCTGCTGATTACGATTCATCTACAGGTGATTTAATATTAAATGTTGGTAATCATAATCATACTCCAGGAACATTCTTGAGGTTGATTTCTAACTCATTAACATTTACATGTGACCAAGATAATCATGCTTCTAATCACACTTATCCTAGATCTGGTGACCCCGCAGGTAATACTGCTGTAGAGGTATTAGATGTAGGTAGAACTGAGCATACTGCAACTGCTGCGTCATACGATCCTAACTCAGGAATAATGAATATGACCATAGAGCAGCATGGTATGACTGCATCAACATCTCATACTGCTAAAGATGCTGCATATGACCCAGATTCAGGTGTCCTAACAATTACTCTTGATGACCATGGATTTAAGACAGGTGACCAAGTTAAGATTCATAATGGATCTCTAATCTTTACATGTGCTCAAGATAATCATGCTACTAAGCATGGATATCCTAGACAGAAAGATCCAGCTGGTGACCAGTGGTTATTAATAGAAGAAGTTACACCAAATACATTTAAAGTTAATGTTGGTGCTACACCTAAAGTTGAGTATAATGTTTCCGATGCAGTATATGACCAAAATGATGGTGAATTAACTCTTGATATTGGTCAGCATCGTTTCGTTGGTGCTTCAAATCATGTTGCAACATTTGCTGAATATAATGCAGATAAGGGAACATTAAAACTAACAGTATCTGGACATGGAGTTATAGTTGGTGACCAGATTCAGATCATGGAAAATTCCATGACATTTACTTGCTCAATGGATAATCATTATACTAACCATGTATATCCAAGAAGCACTGACCCATGTGTAGGTCAATGGTTAGATGTTGTTGAATCTGATATTCCTGGTGGAACATTTACAGTTAACGTAGGTCAATCTCCTATAGTTGGTTGGGATCCATCTGATGCAACATATAATTCTGAGACAGGTCATTTAACACTTGAAATTGGCAATCACTCTCTTGCAGTTGGTACTCATGTGAAACTATCACAAGAGTCATTAAACTTCACTTGCTCAATGGATGACCATGCAACGATTCATAGTTATCCTAGAGATACAGACCCAACTCATAATGAACCAATACAAATTCTTGCAACCACTGCTACTTCTATAACAGTACCAGTTGGTACAACTCCTACAGTTCAATATACTCCAACAAATGCAACATTTACTCCTGCTGATGGTCTATTAGAATTAACATTAGATAGAAAGCATACATTCCGTCCTGCTACTATTCATAACATTTCTGGTGGTGAATATAATGGATCTACTGGAATGATGAGAGTTACAGTTGCTGACCATGGATTCTCTAATGGTGATTTTGTTAAGATTGCTGATGGTGGAATTACATTCTCATGCACAATGGATGGCAATGCATCTAACCATGCATATCCAAGAGCATCAGACCCATATTCTAATAAATGGTTAGCAGTTAGAAATGCATCTAAAGATTCATTCGATGTATATGTTGGTAGAACACCTGAGTTACCATTTACAATAACTGATGCTACATTTGTACCTTCTACAGGTCATATGAGAGTATGGATTGGTGACCATGATTTAGTTGCAGGTGATTATGTAAGAATGACAGAAGAGTCAATCGGATTTACCTGTTTATTAGATAATAATATTTCCAAGAAATACTATCCTAGGTCATCTGGATCTAACTACGTTGGTAACGGTGGTGCTGACCCATTCTGGAATAAGAGAATCCAGATTGCATATGCAGGTATGCCTTTAACTGCTACTACTGGCACATCATATAATCCTACAACTGGAGTTATGAGCATCTCTACTGATGCTCCTCATGGAATGAGTGACGGTGATGAAGTTAAGATTGCAACTGATTCATTAGTATTCACTTGTTTAGAAGATAACAACCAAACAAATCATACTTATCCTAGAGCAACTGATCCATTTAATGATAGATGGATGAGAGTTTCTAATACATCAACATATACATTTGATGTCCAAGTATTGAGTTATGCTCCATCAACTAACTCAACAACTCATACATTTGTCCAAGCAAATGTAAATGGAATCACTAAGAAGGATGGCACAATTACTCTTGATGTAGGTGCATCCTCAGATACTACTGCTCATACTTACACTGCAACTCCTGGTTTAACTCCAACTGCTATTACTCATAATCCTGTAACAGGTATTATGGATATCACAGTTGAAGGACACAAATTAATGGCAGGTGACTTTATTAAGATTGCTGATAATTCATTGACATTTACTTGTGCAATGGATAACCATGCATCTGACCATGTATATCCTCGTCCTGCTGACCCAGCTAGTGGATCATGGTTGAAAGTCTTAACTGCTACTACTGATACATTTACAGTACAAGTATTAAAAGATATACCACAGAGTAATACTACAACTCATCTATTCAAGTCTGCTGTTGCTGAATGTATTACAAAATCTGTTATTAAAACTGGTGGTGTATATGACCACACTTATGTAACATCTTCTGTTGGTGCTTTACGTCATGCAGGTGATAGTGTAAGACTTGCTCCTGATGCATTGACATTCCGTTGTGATGCTGATGGTCAAGCATCTGATCATGTATATCCTAGATCTGCTACTACACAACATACACCTTCAGATGTTGTATATAATCCTAACACTGGTAACCTTAAGTTTACAGTTAATAATCATGGATTCTTACCACATTCATATGTCAAGATTGCTGATAACTCTCTAACATTTACATGTGCTAAGGATGACAATGCTACTGGACATTTATATCCAAGACCTACTGACCCTGTAAGTGGTAAGTGGGTGATGATTAATGATGTAAGTGCGAATACATTCACTGTTGAAGTATTAGATGTAATTCCATCTACAAATACTACAGTCCATACATTTGTATCTGCAACTTCTAACTGCATTACACATAAGAAAGACCACTTCTATGATACAAATATTCCTATCTACGAAGTAGGAATGACATCATCTACACCTTCTAATGTTTCTTATAATCCAACATTAGGTGAGATGGTTGTTACTGTTAATAATACTCTTACTGGATGTAATAAGATTACACCTGATAGTGCTACCTATTATCCTGCTACTGGTATTTTAAGAATACAGATGAATGGTCATCCTGTTAAGAATGGTCAAATGGTTTGGTTACAAGATGGAGCATTTACATTCCGTTGTGACGAAGATGGTCAAGCATCTGATCATGCTTATCCAAGACCTTCTGATCCTGCAAGTAATAAATTCCTTAAAGCATTTAATGTTGGCACAAATACTATAGATGTTAACGTAGGATACTTTGAAGGACAAGGTGCAATTTCTAACCAAACAACTCATGTATTCCAGAGTGGTGCAATGAATGGAGTATGGCATGCAAATTCTTATGTAATGTTTGAAGAGAATGCTGTTACATTCCAGTGCACTAAGGATAACAATGCAACTAATCATTCATATCCTAGACCTTCAGATCCATCATGGAATAAGTGGTTACCTGTATTCAATACTTCCTCTGGACAGTTTAGTGTTAAGGTTGGTAAGTCTGGTATTAATGACATTTACGATCATACTTTCGTTTCCTTTGCTACTGATGGTCTTAAGACACAAACTGGCACTATTAAATTAGATGTTGGTAATGGTCAAATTACAAACCCAACAACTCATGTATTCCAATCTGCTAATGCTAATTCTTTAATTGGTGGTGGTGAATATACACACGACTTCAAATCAACAAATTCAACATACACTGTAACGGATGCTAACTATCTTCCTGCTACAGGTATAATGACTCTTACAATTCCTAATCATGGATTCCAAGATGGTGAGAGTATTAAGATTTCTAATGATTCATTAGTATTCACATGTCTTCAAGACGCAGGTGGATCTGAGCACAGTTACCCAAGATATACAGACCCTGTTGCAGATAAATGGATTAAGATTCATAATTGCACAGATGATACATTTGATGTCCAAGTACTAGAGAATATTCCATCAACTAACCAGACTCTTCATACATTCAAACGTGCATCTGCTAATGGTGTAACAAGAGCAGTATTAGCAACTGGTGGTAACTACACTCATAAGTTTATTGCTCCTGCACAATTAACTCCAACTAACGCAGTATACGATCCATCAACAGGTGTGATGACTGTAACTGTTACTAAGCATGGATTAAAGAATGGCACAAGAATTAAAGTTGAAGATGGATTCGTAACATTCACATGTGGTCAAGATAGTAACCAAACTAATCATTCATATCCTAGGGCATCTGACCCATTTAGTGATGAGTGGATGAAGGTATCTAACGTCACTACTGACACATTTGATATTCAAGTATTATTCAATATTCCATCTACAAATACTACACCTCATACATTTGTATCTGGTAAACCTAAGAGTATAACTGTTGCTACTTTAATGAAGGGTAATGACAGTATTAAGATTGCTGACAATGGTTTAACATTCACATGTAGTAAAGATGGTAATTCTACTGAGCACACATATCCACGTCCTAATGTTGACCCATCATGGAATAATTCTCTAAGGATTGTTGATGATGGTGTATCACGTCATACTCCAACAGATGCTTCTTATACTGCTACAACTGGAGTCCTAACATTAACAGTACCTAATCATGGTTGGTCTAATGGTCAGTATATTAGATTAGAAGATTATGCATTAGATTTAACTTGCACCATGGATGATGGTAGTGAGAATCATGCATATCCTAGAGGCACAGATCCTATTAGTAATAAGTGGTTAGAAATTTCTAACGTAACTGCATCTACATTTGATATTAATGTAGGCACTACACCTTCTGTCCAGTATACTCCTGCTGATGCTTCTTATGACCCATATTCAGGTCATATGGAATTGAATATTGGTGCTCACCCACTTAAGGTTGGTCAAAGTGTTAAACTTGCTGATGGTGCTGTTACCTTTAGTTGTGACATGGATATGAATGCATCTAACCATGCATATCCAAGGACAACTGTTGACACATTTACTCCAACAGCAGGAGCATATGATGGCACAACTGGTTATCTAACATTAACTCTTAATGGTCATGGATTTGATAACGGATCATTAATTAAGATTGCAGATAATGCTCTTACTGCTACCTGTGAAATGGATGGTAATTCATCAGGTAAGACATATCCAAGATCAACAGATCCTATTAGTGGAAAATGGAAACCTGTAGAGAATGCAACTGAAAATACATTTGATATTTTTGTTGGTAAGACAGAATTCAAGAGTTTCGATCCACAGCAAGTAGATTATAATCCTGCTACAGGTAATATGGTAATCACTGTTGGTCCTGACCACGGTATTACAACTGCACATAGTGTTTACATTAATCGTGAATCAATGTGCTTCACTTGTGCACAAGATGGTCATGGAAGTGACCACTTCTATCCACGTCCTAATGGTAGTGGTGGTGCATCTGGTGATGACCCTGCATATCAAGAGGCTGTTGCTGTAACTGCTGTTGATGATAGCACTATAACAGTTAATGTTAACCCATCACCTTCTGGAGCATCTAATCATGCTCATATCTTCAAACCTGCTGTAGGTTTAACTCCACAGAATGTGACATATAGTGGTGTATCTGGTGTGATGACTGTTACCTATGCAAGTCATGGCATGATAACAGGTGAGCAGATTATGTTTGAGGATAATTCCTTAATCTTCACATGTGGTAAAGATGACCATGCTACTGAGCATGCTTATCCAAGACACGGTGACCCTGCAAGCAACAGATGGTTAACAATTACAAGAATTGATGACAATAGATTCACTGTTAAAGTTTTAGATGAAACTCCTTCTACTAACACTTCTGCTCATACATTCAAGTATGCTAAAGCAGGTGCAATGAAGAGAGGATCTATCAGAGCAGGTGGATCATTTACACATACATTTACAACATTCGCATCAGGTGGTGTATCTCATAAGAGAGATAGAGCATATGACCATTCTATAGAAATTAAGAAAGTTGGTCATGGTGAATATACTGCTACAGGTGCAACATATAATGCTGAGACAGGTGTCCTACAATTAACAATTAATGGTCATCCATTTGCTAATGGTAACATGATTAAGTTGAAGCCTAATTCACTAATCATGACTTGTGATATGGATAACAATGCTACTAAGCACTCTTATCCTAGAAAGACAGATTTTGCTTATGATAGATGGTTAGAAATTTCCAACAAGCAAACAAATACTATTGATGTTAACGTTGGTAAAACACCTCGTGCTAACTACCTAGTTTCTGCTGCCACATTTGACCCAACATCAGGTGACATGGAACTTACTATTGGTAAGCATGGATATCATGGTGGCACAACACATACAGTAACTAATGGTACCTATGATGCTATAACTGGTAAGATGGTTATCACAGTTCCTGATCATGGATTCATTATTGGCGATAGAGTTAAGTTTGTAGATAATTCAATTTCATTCAAGTGTGGTATGGATGGATATGATGTTGTTAAATCTTATCCAAGACCAACTGACCCTGCACATAACACATGGTTAGAAATTGATGATATAACACTTCATACATTCTCTATTAATGTTGGTACATCACCTAAGACAACTCATAACGTAACTAACGCTAATTACAATCCTACCAGTGGTGTAATGGAATTAACCATTGGATCACATAACTTGGATGTTGGTGATAGTATCAAACTTAAGCCAAATTCATTAACATTTACTTGTGATTATAATGGTGATGGTCAGACAACTCAGAAGACATATCCTCGCTCATCTGGTGCTGCTACTGCAAACGGTAAAGACTATGCTTATGATGCAGCATTGGTTATTACTGCTAAGACAGGAACATCAATCACAGTTAACGTTAACGGTGGTCAAGGTGCTATTACTGACGTAACTACTCACACATGGGCTGGTGGAACATCAGCAGGTGCTGTTATGTCTGGTGGTGGTTATGCACATCAATTCTGGTCTGCTGCTGCAAACGGACTTCAGAGAGCAAACGAATCAGTTTACATTGAGAATGAGTCATTAGTATTCAAGTGTAATAATGATGGTTATGCTACTGAGCACAAGTATCCACGTGCTAATGGTCAAGGTGGTGCTACTGCTGATGACCCATATTATGATACTTCAGTTCCTATAGTTTCTGTAGGAGATGAAACTATTACAGTTAACGTTGGTAAATCTTCAGATACATCAACTCATCTATTTGTAAGGTCTGAAAATGCATTCGATGTTTCTGGTGCATCCTTCGTACCTGGCTCAGGTGAATTAACAATCACAATGCCTAGTCATCCATTCACCTCAGGTGATAAGGTTATGCTTAAGGATCAAGGATTCACATTCACTTGTCAAGAAGATAATGACCAAACAACTCATTCATATCCTAGAGCATCAGACCCTGCTTCAAATAATACTTGGTTGACAGTTACTGTTGTAGATGCATCTAACTTTAAAGTTAACGTTGGTACTTCTTCTAACGTTACAACTCACACATGGGTATCATCATTACCTGGTGCTGTTATAAGAGGTGTAATTAGAGGTGGTGGAGTTTATGCTCATACCTTCGATAGTTTCGTTGATGGTGGAGTACAATGGAAGAATTCTACTATTAGTCTTGACGTTGGTGAGTCACCAGCTAAAGGATATGGTGTTAGTGGTGCATCCTTTGTACCTGCCACAGGTCTATTGACAATGACAATCGGCAACCATCAGCTTAAGACTGGTATGTATGCCAAGATTGCTAACAAGTCAATGGTATTCCGTTGCGACCAAGACTCACAGCAAACTGACCACGTATATCCACGTCCTAATGGATTCAGTGGTGCTACAGGTAATGACCCTGCATACAATAATAGAGTAGAAATTACTTCTGTATCTGCTGATAGTATTACAGTTGATGTTGGTACATCTTCTAACACTACAACTCATTATTTCCAAAACGCTAATAACGTTTACACACCAACTTTTGCATCATATGACCCAACATCAGGTTTAATGAATATCAGCATTCCTGGTGACACTAAAAACGTTACAGGTGCTGCATACAACCCAACTTCTGGTACATTAGAATTAACAATCGGTGCTCATACTTTAACTACAGATGATGTAATTAAGTTGAAGCCTAATTCATTAACATTCACTTGTGATTATGGTGGAGATGGAAACGTAACTCAGAAGACATATCCTCGTGCACAAGGTGCATCTACTTCTGATGGAAAAGATTATGCATATGATACTGCATTAGCAATTACTGCTGTAGACCAAGCAGGTGGCACAATCACAGTTAACGTTAACGGTGGTCAGGGTGCTATCACTGATACTACTACCCATACATTCCAATCTGCACTTGCAGGTGCTGTTATCGTTGGTAACGGTTTCATAGATGGTGAGTATATTAAGATTGCTGATGATGCATTTAAGTTTACTTGTGATAAGGATAATAACGTTACATATCACGATTATCCAAGAGCATCAGATCCATCAAGTGGAAGATGGTTGAAGATTTCTAACTGTAATGTTGATACATTCGATGTCCAAGTATTACAAAACGTACCTTCCACAAACACAACTGACCATACATTTGTATCTGCTGTAGCATCTAGTATTCAGAGGTCTGTTGTTACTATCGGTGGTGAGTATAATCATACATTCGTATCTGCTGTTAGTGGTGGTGTAACTGCGGGTGGAAACTATACACATACATTTGCATCTGCTAAGCCAAATTCACTACACAGACAGAGTGGTAAGATTACAGTTAATGTAAATGTTGCTGCTACTGCTGACCTATATGACCATACATTTGTTAGTGCAATTCCTGGTGCTGTTATAGCAGGTGGTAATTATATGCACTCATTTGTATCTGCTGCCACAGGTGGAATTGAGAAAGCAAATTCATATATCTTGATAAAAGATGGTGCTCTTAACTTCACATGTGATTTAGATGATTATGAAACTGAGCACTTATATCCTAGAGATACAGACCATGCAAGTAATGAATGGTTGGCAGTATCTAATGTCACTGTGGATACATTTGATGTCCAAGTATTGAAAGGAGTCCCATCATCATTCTTAGGTAAGCATACATTTGTATCTTGTGCTGAAGGTGGTATATGGAAGCAAGACGGTACTATTAAGATTAACGTTGGACCTTCACCTGCGGGTAATACATATGCTCACAGATTTGTAAGTGCTAACTCTGGTGCTTTAATACAGGGTGGTAACTATAGACATAACTTTGTATCTGCTGCATCTGGATGCATTAAGGTAACAAATAGTGGTGCTACATTAACACCTACTGATGCATACTACGTCCCAACAACAGGTAAGTTAACTCTAACTGTTGCAGGTCATAGTTTAACAACTGATGATACTATTGAAATTGATACTAACGGATTAACATTCACATGTAGTCAAGACCAGAATGCAACTAACCACACATATCCTCGTGTGACAGACTATGCTGACGGTAAGAAATTACATGTCCAAATGTCTAACTCATGGGCATGGCCTACTCAAGATTTGAAATACTTCAGGTCACGTCAGGTATCACAAAACTACACAGGTACAGAAGGTGCTCCAGTAGAAACTGAGATTACACAACTCATACAATTTGTAACTGATGGACTTACTAATCCTAACACAGTTGCAAGTAGGTCTTACATCATGCCTACTGTATGGCCTGTTAAGTATACTCCAGAAGTTGTAGTAAGAGATCTTACTATTCAATATGATACAGCACAGGGTGGACAAGGTAACCAAGGTACATGGAATCAAACATGTCAAAACGTTGCTTCAACAATCGCTACTGTTGCTGATATCTACATTCAAACAATAGCAGAGGCAGCAAATAATAATGTTAACTACTTAACTTCAAACGTTACTAAGACATTCCCATTCAATAGCAACACAATATATCAAGATGGCACATGCTATAACGTAACATCTGCTATTGATACGTTGTTTGATATTATGAAGCATACACTTGGTGCTGGATCAAATAACTCCAAGAATATCGCTAACATGATACTCTTCAATCAGCAAGCAATAGCAGGAAGAGCATTTGGTGAGACACAGGTTAACTGGCCTACAACTAATCTAACTATTGACTTTGCTAATGATGTCCTTGCAGCAGTACGTTATGACTTAGTAACTGGTGGTAACTCAGGTGCATTTGAATTAGCACAACAGTGGTTTGACGGTGAAGGTAACTTCATAGCATTCCCAACCGTAGTTAGGACACACATCTTATATTGTTTAACAAGAGTTAGAGAATATATTAAGAGTGTTATGTATCTTGTTGGTGAAGATGCTGTATGGAATAATTACGATGTATATGTCCCAGAAGGAAGACTTGAGTGGAATCAAGAAGCAGTTGAATTTATGGTTGACTCTTCACTTAACCCACTTGAATTTGCTTTAGAGAGAGGAGAATTCCCAACAGAAGCAAGAGTCCAGTGGATTGCATCTAGTGATGCTGTTAACCGTGTTACAAGGAATGAAGTAGGTTGGGATTATAACACCGACCCTGCATTGGTTACTCTAACTCCTGAAGTTGAAGTTGGATATGACCGTGCTGAATATAGAATAAGAATTAATCAACCAAACAACTTCCGTCGTGGTGATGTGTTAAGTTACATTCCTACTGGTGGTCAAGCTCTTAGTGGATTGACAAATCAGGAATATTTCTACTGTCTAACTGCTACTGCTCAGTGGTTTGAAATAGGTGCTTCCTATATCCACGATGGTAGATTTAGATTACTACAAGTAGATACATCTAACTCAAACACACAGGTATTCCAAGTAATGCAGAGAAGTGGTATTTCAAGGACTGCTCCTACATACCCAGTTGATATGTCCGATACTCCAATACAAGGTGGATTCAATGCTGCTGACGTTGTATATGGGTCAACATCTGGATCTAGTGCTGAGGTATCAAATGTCCTTACTAATGAAGGTAAGATTTATAAGATGTATACACACTATGATTTAACTGGTGTATCACAATCGGCTGGCACATACGAAAACTTCATTAATGGTGAGACTGTCCAAGTCCAAGGTGCAACTTCTAATACTGGTTTTGTATTACAGACTGCTGCAACAGATGATGACACAGGTGAATCTATCCTTAAACTTAACTCCATCGCAGGTGCTATTAACTTGAATGATGTTGTTGAGGGTGTAGATAGTGGCACAACTGCAACAGTTGGTACTCCATCTGAAAGATTCTTACTTAACGTTACATCTGGTGCATTCTCAGCAGGTGACTGGTTCTTCGAGGAAGGTGCTAACACTGAAGCATACATGGATGCTTATGTTAATAAGTCTGGTTCTCTAACTGGTAATGAAGGTGGTAGAATTACAATCGATGTTGAGACCATTGATAGTCAGTGGACTCCTGGTGATATTATCTACGGTAGTGTTACTAACTATATTCTTTCAGTTAAGGGTATTAGTGGTACACAAATTCAGTTGAATCAGTGGTTACACGGTAGAGTAACCTATGAATTAGACCTAGGCGTACCTATCGTTGATACTGGTATCTCTGATACATTCAACGTTGGTGACGAGGTTACACTCCTACAAGGTACCGTCCAGAAGAATCCAGGTTGGATTGCTACTGTAACCAAGTATATTAATGGTCTAGAATTAGATCCAGGCGAGCCTAACTATGGTATTCATAAAGTTTGGATTGGTAACTTAGTACCTGTTGGAGCAGGTGCTGATATCTCTGAGGTAACTCAAGGAATTAATACTATTGGTAAGATTCAATTAGGGTCTAATTTCCCAACAATATACGCACAGTGCACAAACGTAACTACAACAAATTACTCATCTTATGCAAGAGTAGTTGCTATAGAGCAAGCAGGTATTACTGCTGAAATTTGGGTAGAGAATGCAGTTGGTGATTTTGTTGATAATATGTCACTTGTATCTGACTTTGGATGGGGTGGTGCTGTTACTTCTGCTAGGACACTAGAGGGTAGAGTTGACAGATACTTCAGAGGATTTGATGGAAATCAAACAATATTTGACTTAACCATTTCTAATGGTGAAGCATACTTCCCAGATCCAGCTGGACATCTATTAGTATTCGTTAATGGTATTCTACAACCTCCAGGTGGTGCTAACTCTTATGTTGCATACTCAGATAAGATTCAGTTTGCTGAGCCTCCTGAGATTGGATCACAATTCGTTGGATACTATGTTGGTAAATTACGTCAGTTAGATGATATCAGTTATGAGTTTGACTCATTGAGATCTTCCTTCAACCTTAAGCGTCAAGGTTTATTCTACTCCTTAACACTGACTGAAGGTGTATCTTCTAACGTTATACGTCCTGAGAATAACATTATCGTATCACTTAACGGTATTATTCAGGAACCAGGTCTAGCATACGAGATTGTTGGTTCACGATTAATCTTCGCTGAAGTCCCACGTGCGGGATCAACCTTCGTTGGTTTCTCATATATTGGTAGTGATGCTGACGTTATCGCAGCAACAGTCGTACCTCCTGTTGAGGCAGGTGACCAACTCTTTATCGAGGGTGAGGAATTTAATCGTGAAGTTGCTCTAATTGAATCTTCCAACTCCTTGATTACTTTTGAGTATACAGGATCAGTTAAGGGTAGAAATGCTGCTGCTATCGCTCAGATAACCTCTGGTAAGATAACAGGTGCTAACCTAACCAACTCTGGTGATGGTTATACTTCACGTCCTAACGTTGACGTTATATCTTCCTCTGGATTTGATTCTCGCATCAAGGCATTGATGGGTATTACACGCATAGATGTTAAGACATCTGGTGTTGGATACTCTATACCAAATGTTGCTATTGATAACGTAGTTCCAGATGATTTCACACCTCCAGAAGGTGCACCAATTAACGGTGGATTTGATGTATTCGCAGGTGAAGGCACAGATGCAGGTGGTGGAGGTACCACAATCGAATCTGGTACAATAGCAATTCTTCAGGATCCAGTTAACGTTACTGTTAACCAAGGTCAGAATGCAGCATTCACAGTTGTCTCTAGTGTAACTAACGACCAGACAATGAATTATCAGTGGCAGAAGAAGGAGTATGGTACACAGACTTGGAGCAACATCATTGGTGCTAACCAAGCAACATACAATACTTCTATCACACAACAAGCAGATGATGGTGACGAATATAGAGTCGCTATCACAGCAGCAGGTGCAATCCCAGTTTACTCACTCTCTGCTACATTGAGTGTCCAGACTGGTGCTACTATCTTGAGTAACTTCACTCCAGACCTTATCTTTGACGACAACTAAATAATCTCATGGCAGGTACAGCATCATTTAACTCAGCAACCCAGATACTTACTGTAGCAGCAGATGGATTACCATCTCCTGTTGCTTCTGGTGTGTTCCCTAATGATAATAACTCCAATACAATTACAGAGCAGGACTTTGATCATGACTTCCTATACCGTGGAGGAACATTTGGACCTACTAGGACTTTTAATTCTAATCAGTATACGCATGACGGTTTCATTAGGTCGATATCGTTAATCTCTAGTGACTTAAATGTCTTTACTGGTAACTTTATCCAACCTGGCGATGAAGTTTTATTCGTATTCAGTGATGGTCTGAAGAAAAGATTTATCTATAGAGGTACAACTTTTACATCTATAGAAGGAGAATTCTGGTTAGCAACATCAGATAGACTTGATTTGATTATGGATACACAGGAAAATACTCCTGTGTCAGGAACATATGAATATTTCGATGCAAGAAATTCCAGATCTGCTACACCTTTAGGTGCTATAGGAATTGCAGGTAACGGAGTTACTATTTTTAACCCATCAGCAGGTGGTGGACTTAACCCTCCTCCTGGTTTTCAGTGGATAGCAGCAGGAGAGAGTCCTTTTGTTGATTCTGGAGAAGATTCTTGTGGTGGACACCCAGAAACAACTGGTCAGTATCATTATCACGACCCACATTTTATAGATTGTTGGAATAATAATGGTGCAATGGCAGGTTATAATGATTATTATGGGTCAACACAGTTTAATGGTGATAATTTAAGACATCCAGACGGTCATTCTAAGATTTTAGGCATAGCATTTGATGGATTTCCTATTTACGGACCCTATGGATATAACAGTCCCTTTGATAATATTAGTACACCTCGTGTAATGAGGACTTCATATCGTGTTAGAGACGTTGAAATACCAGGAAGACCTGATTATGGCAACTCATCTGACAACCCTCCTGCTGGAACCTTAATGGAGGACTGGGAATTTGTTGAAGGTGTTGGTGATTTAGACACTTGTAATGGTAGATTCTGCACTACACCTGAATATACAACAGGAACTTATGCATATTTCGTCACTGTAGATGAAAATGACACCGATGTTGTTAAATTTCCATTCATTATTGGTAAAACAACTAGAGAAACTATTGATACTACCTTTACTAATGAGCCTGTACAGGGTGGTGCACAGTTACCAGAGGTCACTATTACTGTTACAGTGGGCACAGACTCAGTAAACGGTCAAGCAACAGGTGTATTCTACTTCAATGGTGTTGAAAAACCTGCTAATTTCGCTCTTGAGAGAGAAACTACGAAGTATATCTTCAATCAAGATGCTGATTCTAATGCAACCTTCGGTGATACTTACCATCCTTTGATGGTATCACCTGGAGAAGATGGTGAATTAGCTGGTTACGACCATTATATGATGGGTATTACCTATAAATTGGATGGTGTACCTAAGACTATGATGCAATATCATATGGGATTCGAGGCAGCAACCACTCGTAGAATGGAATGGGTTGTACCTGCCACTGCACCTAACTTACTTTGGTATTGGTGTCATTTCCATACAGGTCAGGGTAATAGTTTTGCTATCTCTGGTGGCACAGTCATCCCAACTCTAGCATTTACACTACAACCACAGAATGTAACTGTAAGTAGTGGTGCAACTGCAACATTTACTGTCCAAACAGAGATATCTCCAGAAGACGGACCAGTTACTTATCAATGGTATAGGTCTACTGACGGTGGATTTGCATTCAGTGCTGTTACTGGAGCAACAACTGACACATATCAGTTGACTGGACTGTCTTATATGACTGGATATCGTTATAGATGTCGTATTACTGGTCCTGTGGGAGCACCAGTACAAGCAGATAACTCCCCATTAGATTCACAAGCTGCAATTCTAACTGTCACAGGTGGTGGTGATGGTGGAAGCACTGATAATCGCTTCGATAGCACATTGTCAACATTTGACTCTACGCTACAAACATATGATGGTACCTAAATAACCTTGTAGAAAACTGTACTCATGGCAAAGCAAAATCTCAATATAGGTTCGTCGGCAAACGACGGGACTGGTGACAGTCTGAGGGATGGTGCTATCAAATTGAATAGCGTCATCAACGAACTGTATACCAATCTGGGAAACGATACCAACCTTCAAATTAATGTAGGGTCTCCGACACAGGGACAACTACTTAAATGGAATGGTGCTCAGTTTGCTGAGGGCGGTTTTAACTCATTTACTGAAGATGTAGATGTAAATGATTTCTCAATAATATCAAGTGCAAATGGTGACATTACTCTTAAACCCAATGGGACTGGCGATGTTAAGTTTTGGGCAGCCAATACTGGAAGTGCTCTTACTTATATCGATGGTGAAGATGGAAAATTAAAATATTCAAATCATTTCCCAACAGTAGGTGATTTACCTGATGTTAACAGTCATCATGGTATGTTTGCCTATGTTTCTGCTGATGGTAAACCTAGAGTTGCTAGTAGCACTGCTTGGGTACCAATAATAACAGAGCAAAGTGGATTAGGTAGTCTAGGTGACGTTGATATGACCGTTGGTGGCGGTCCAAGTGGTGGTCAAGTTATTAAATGGAATGGATCAACAAACAAATGGGAACCAGCTAACGATGATTCGTCAGGTGGTGGAGGTGGTGGCACAACTCAAAACCTCTTTGAAGGAATCACTGCTGACACTGGCAGTACTACTGCTAGTGCTCCTACTGATGTCCTTACAGTTGCGGGAGGCACTAATATCTCGACTACAATCGTCGGAGACACCCTCACAATAGCAATGACAGGGACACTTGGTGACCCTGATCAGAATCTCTACAGTGTCATAGGTAGTGATTCAGGAAATAAGACTGCAAATAGTGCAACAGCACAGATTAATTTCGTTGGTGGCACTGGAGTTTCTACTGCTATAGCAGGAGATGACCTAACAATTACTAATGATGCACCTAACGTAGTCCAAGAAGTTTATAAAACAATAACAGGTGATAGTGGTACCACAACTGCACAGTTGTCAACCTCTACCCTGAATATTGCAGGTGGTTCAGGATGCACATCAGTAGCAACTTCTAATACTTTGACAGTTAATGTAGATGTACCTTTACCATCTACTTCAACTAGAGGACAACAACTAATATTTGATGGTAGTGACTGGATATCAGCAGTCGCACACGTCAATTTTGACATTACATCTAATATGAGTAATGCATATAGACTATCTGGTGGTGGAGTTGGCACTTCTACTGACAACCCACAAATATACCTCATGAGAGGTTTCACATATAGATTCGTTAACACAACTGGTAATGCTCACCCATTTGAAATAAGAGCATCAGCAGGTGGATCTGCCATTACTAATGGTATTACAGGTTCAACTACTGGAGTCCAGTATTATACTATCCCACAGACTTTAAGTCCTGGTACCACTTATGTTTATGAGTGTACTGCTCACCCCGCTATGGTAGGTAACATTGTAATCGTATGACAAGAACTGTTCCTGGATCTGGTGCTCAAATTATTCCGATATTTAATAGTGTATCTGGGGTAAGGGACGTTTATGTGATCAATGGTGGTGAAGGATACGATCCTAATGACCCTCCTAGATTAAGAATTGAGAATTGTGGTACACCAATCAGGGATGCAGTATTAAGAGCAGTCATTGAAGGTGAAGCTGGTGTTATAACTGCTGTAGAAGTATTAGATCCAGGTGAAGGATATGATCCACTTAAATTAGTCATCGAAGATGATACTTCAGATGGTAAAGCAACTGGACAGATATTCATAAAAGATGATGGTAGTGGTGGAATTGACTTCATTCAGATGACAGTTCCAGGTGACCAGTATTTTGATGCAGTAGCATCTATACAAGGTGGTGGTGGATCTGGTGCTGAATTAGTACCTGTTACAGGACTGGTTACTGGTCTAGCGATTGAAGAGCAAGGTAGAAATTATACAGAAGAAGACGTTAACATCATCATATCAGGTGGTGGAGGACAGGGTGCAACTGGTGTTGCTGCTGTATCTCAGTTTGGTGAAGTTTCTTCTATTACATTAACTAATCAAGGTGAATTCTTCGAGACACCTCCTCTCATACAAATTATTAAAGGTGGAGGTTCAGGTGCAACAGCAGAAGCGTTTATTGACCTTGGAGTCATTACGAACATTGACCTATTGGCAGGTGGTGGAGGTTATAGCACTCCTCCAGAAATTATTTTCACGAGAGATACCAACCTCATCAGGTCAGCAAGAGTCAGACAATCCTTAAACTCTACGATATTTAATTTAACAGGATTAGTTACTGACGTAGATACCAGTCAGAATACCATATATGTTGAGTCAACTGCACCTTTCCCAGGTTCAGGTAAGATTCTATTAGGTAGAGAGGTTATCAGATATACAGGTAAAACCTCTAAGCATGATGAATCTGACTTAAACGTTAACCCAGATTACGTCCCATGGGATTCATTCACAGGATGTGATAGAGGAGTTAACTTTAGATTTGACCAGAAAGTTATCTTAGATAACCTACAGGATGATCCTAATACTGGATTAACAAATTATGATTTCAATGTAACTGATAAGGTTAGAAGGGTTGTTGAATCCTCTAATAACAGAGTTGCTATTGTATATGATTGGGATAGAGTTAATAGAGCACTATATCTCGTATTCCAAGTTGATGAGTTGGCATTTATTGATGGTGGTAGATCCAGTGAACAGTCTAAAATTATAGCATTCGTTGGTGGTACCGCAGGTGCATCTGGCACAGGTGTTGAACCACATGTTTTATTAGAAGTGGAAGGTGAAGATATAGTTACCTTTACTGACCCATTGTCTTTGATCCTTAACAGAAGGTTTGAGGATAATGATGAAGAATACACCGATGAAGAAGGTGTGCAACGATTTGGTGATGGAATTATTGACTTAGTTAACACTGGTACTGAGTTTGAAAACCAGATTAACTTAGATGGTGGTATTGCATCATCTAAATATGGTATTGAGGAAACTTTAGGTGGTCAAAATACCACTCTATTCCAATTAGGTGATCAGATATATGATGGAAGTCCTAATGCTTTAGTAGCAACTATCCAATCTGCGGGTCAGTTAGGAGATGGTGATGCTCACACATCAACATTCGAGATAGTAGTAGGAGAATTCCAAGTAGGGTCTGCATATAATCCAGCTGGTGAAGAAATCGAAGGGATTACCAGTGGTGTTAAAGCAACTATGACTCAAGTTTTACCCAATACACCCAAGACAGGCCAGACTACATTAATAGGTAGAAGTATTGTCCCTAACCTCGTTGCTTCTCCTGACAAATACTATTTCCAAGATGGCGAAATGCTAAGAGGAAATAATTCTGGTGCTCAATGTTATATCTTCTCTGTGTCATACGATTTGTATGCCAGAAATGAAGATGATTAACCCCTATAAATATAAAGAAGGCAATCCGTAGACAATGGCGTTACTTACCGACCAATTTAGAATTTTTACTGCCGAAAGGTTCCGCAAGGCACTTGAGGGACCTATACCTACACAGTCTGACTTAGAGGCAGGTACTTCTAGGGATCGCTTGTATGTGTTCATCGGTAGACCCCAACCATGGGATAACGAGAATGCACCTCCAGACCCAGTAGATTCATTCCAAGAGTTTTCAGATGACTATTCTGACATGATCTCTATGAAGAGAGTGTTAGCGAATGATACTGTGCAGGTTATCCGTAGGACAGACTGGATACCCCCAGAGCAAACTACTGGTGGATTGGGTTATGTTTATGATATGTATCGCCATGATTACTCCTCGACTAAAACTGCATCATCGGGTGCGACGAAACTTTACGACGCAGATTTCTACGTTGTTAACTCGTCTTATCAGGTTTACAAGTGCATCTTTAATGGGACAAGTCCTTCTGATCCTAACGGTAAACCTTCTACTGTTGAGCCTACTGGTACCTCCACTTCAATTATCACAACTGCTGATGGTTACCGTTGGAAGTATATGTTTACGATCCCTGTTGGTCAAGTCTTGAAATTCTTCTCCAATGAGTATATGCCTGTGTTGTCTGACACCGCAGTTGTTGCTGATGCTATTGGTGGAGAGATTGATACTGTTATTATTGCATCTTCAGGTGCAGGATATAACAATGGTACATATGAAAACGTCCCCATTAAAGGAGACGGTGTAGGTGGTAGAGTATCACTTGTGGTTGATGGTGGTAGAATTGCTTCTGCTACTGTGACATCTGGTGGTAGTGGATACACCTTTGGTAAAGTAATCATCGATGAAGTCAACGGTATTGGTGCAGGAACTGGTACTGGTGGTAGTGTCGAGGTTGTTATTCCTCCAGTGGAGGGACATGGTGCAGCACCTGCTACTGAGTTAGGTGGTTTCCGTGTAATGATAAACACTAAGTTCACCTATGATGAAGGATCTGGTG